CCTTTTTATTTGTGCATAAGTAGGTGGTATGTTTACATTTAAATATGCCATAGTTTATCCTCATTTTATTGAACCCCAATTAGGTCCGATAACAGAATCAACTTTATTATCAATTTCTAAAGTAATCGCTTTCTCCATTACATTTTTTACTAATAGAGCTTGCTCTTTATTTTTAATTGATACACAAAGTTCATCATGTATTTGTATATGAGGCACTATACCTTTTTCGTATAATAACACCATGGCTTTCTTTGTCATATCTGCGGCTGATCCTTGTACCATTCTATTTAAAGTTTTATATGTAAAAGCAGGTACAAAAAATTCAGTAAATTCTTCTTCTTGTTTTTCTAAACTTAACTGCTCCCATTTAGTATCTTCTGTTTTATTATATAATTCAGCTGCCTTAGCTTTTGCTTCAATTTCAGTTAAAAGTTTTACAGGCACATGTTCTAATTTATCAGAATCCCACTCTTGCCATATTTTTTTATCTTTGTTCCATTTTTTAGCGGTTGTTTCATATCTATCAAATCTACAAAACCTATCTTCTAATGTGTATATAAGTTTTTCATTATTTGCAAATTGCATAAATTTTTCAGATATTTCTTTTACAAATGGTACTTTTTTATGATAGCTTTCAAACAACTCACTAGCTTGTTCAGGTTTAAGACCTAATTCATTTTGTAATTTATTTTTACCCATACCGTAGAAGAGACCTAGGTTGATTGTTTTAGCCTGTGTCCTTGAAATATTTGCCATTTGAGCGACAATTTGATGAAAGTCTGCTTCTCCTCTATCATATTGTTTTTTTAATTCTGATGTCTTTTTACATTTATGTTTTATTGCAAAATGCACTACAATACGTGGTTCCTGTTGTGAATAATCAAAAGATCCCCATTCGTGACCAATTTCTGGAATAAAAACCTCTCTCATTCTTTTTCCAATATCTCCTTTTGCTGGAATTTGTTGTAGATTTGGGTTTGACATTGAAAACCTACCTGTAACTGTGCCACCACCATCACCTCTAATTTGATTTATATCTGCATGTATTCTACCTTTGTAAACAAAACTTAATAAACCATCTACGAAAGTATTAGCAGCCTTATCATATTCTCTGGCTTCAGCTACCTTTCTTAATAAAGCGTTTTCATGAGTTTTAAGATAGTCTTTTGGTAAACTAGGCATTTTAGATTTAGGAGTCTTTTTATAATTTGTTATATTTTGATGTTTTAATAACTCTTTTATAGAAGAGGCCGCCCAAATCTTTATATCTAAATTTGTTTTTTCTTTTATCTCTTGTAAAAGTTTATCTCTTTTAGTTTTTAACTCTTCACCAAAAGCCTTTAATTTAAAGACATCTATTCTAACTCCTTTAAATTTCATGTCAACTAAACATAAAAATAATTTTGTTTCTAACTCAAAAATATTTCTACAAGTCTTTTGTTCTTTAGTTTTATTTATGTATAATACTTCGTCTAATTTTTTATTAAAAAGTTTCCATAACTTGTAAGTTAAGTTTACATCTTGTTTTGCATATTCTTTTACAATTGATGCAGGAAGTTTGTGCATATTAGTCATTGGGTCCTTGACTGTACCACCAGACCATTCTAATGTTTTTTGTTGTAAATCGTATTTGTATTTAGAGTCTTTAAGATAATCTTTAGCCAGTGAATCTAGTGAATATCTAAATCTATTCTCATCAATGACAGATGCAGCTATCATGGTATCAACAATTCTACCTTTAATCATTTTTCCTGTGACCGCTCTAATCCAACAGACATCATACATTGCATTGTGAAATACTTTTGTAATTTTATCATTTTGAAATATTCTTTTATTAAGAACATCCCATGTGTTTTTTATTCTCTCTGAATCCATCTCTGTATCTGAGTGACGTAAAGGAAAATATGCAATATCTTTTTCTGTGGCAACAGCAATCCCACATATAAAACCATCATTACGTATAGCCCCTAAACCTTTTGTTTTAAGATTAGGGTCATATGTTTCTATATCTATCGCAACGGTGTCAATACCATTGAGATCTAGATCTTCTGGTGTGTTACACATTATAATCCCTTTCTATAATCATCTCTATAAAATGTATTGCTTTCAATAAATCTTCCTTACCATTCTTGTCTTGATGACGTATAATATATTTTATAGCACAACCTTCAGGATATAGCAATTTATTCTCAACCACAAACTTGCTTGGCTGTATAACATATTTTTGATAGTGACTCCCACCGTGTTGTTTGTCCCATACTTTACTCATCTTCATCCTCCTTTTCATATTCAGGAAAATTATCTTCCCAAACTTCTTTTTCCATTTTTTTAATAAACTGAAAAAATTCTGTCTCTGTCATGTTGCACCCCTCCTAAACTGCTCTCTCTATGTGTTGGTTTATAACATTCACTAGCTATGCTCCAACAATCTATTCTTCCTCTGCTGTAAGCTGTATAAGCTAACCTTTCGCTTTCATCTCTTTCAATACTTCTATAATTTGATAAGTTAACAATTACATTATCATAAGTTAAACCTTTGATTTTATGAATATTATCGTGTTCTACTCTTGGTTTTTCTTCTACACCATGGTTTTTTAAAACTCTTCTAATGTAAGGTAATTTGTTTTCAATCTTTTCTCTTTCTTTATTTTTTATACTTTTAATAAAACTTTTAGGATTTAATGCCTCTTCGGTAACAAGGCCCATTTCATATAGTTGTCTTATGTTATAATTTCCATTCACAACATTTTTAAAAGCATTCGTAATTGAACCTTTTTTGTTCACTTTAAATGTATTACCTGGAAGATACGGCCAGTATTCTTTTATTTGATCTAACGATACTTGATCCTTATAAAATTTATCCCAAGTATCAAAACAACGTAGTAAATCTCTGCTAACATAATCTATTCTTTTTCCATGAGCGTGTTGAGAAACCACTCTATAATCAATTCCATGTTGTTGAAGTAGTTTATTTGTGTGTGTATCAGTTGGGTTACCTCTGTATGTAAATAAAAAAGTTTCTTTAGTATTAAAAATTTTATCTAAAAGTATATCTAAATTTTTACTAGCTCTATCAATACTTGGTATCCAATAATGCTTGCCTACTATATCTGGAACTGGTGTCCAAACTTTTTCCGGTAATCCTAATCTTTTTCTTTGTGGGTTAATAATGTTTTTACATATTGTGTTAATAGTTTTACCACATCGTTTTCCGATTGATAAATTTTCTAATAAATTATTTTTTTCTAGTTTTATAAAAAAATTAGTATGCGACCCAGAGTAGTTATAAATCTCTTGATCCCGGTCTCCCACAAAAATAAAATTACCTTCAGGCACATTTGTTCCAGCTTTTCTTAAAGCTTGCACTTGTGGTTTATTACAATCTTGTCCTTCATCGATTATCAACACGTCTATATCATCTGGTATTTTAGATTCATAAATAAAAAAATCTAACATATCTTCAAAAGAAACTTTTTTCTTTTCTTCTCTATACTCACCATATTTTTTTTCTAACTCTACTAAAATTTCTACGCCAGAAAAACCTTCTTTTTTGTATGTGGTTTGATGACATAACCACATTTCTCTCGAGGAACATTGTCGACCATGTTTTTGGGATACAAATTGATATAATGGATGTTTTTCCCACGATTTTTTTTCATGATAAATCCACTTTTTCATCGCTGGGTTTTCTGTGCAAAATTTATCGTGGTCTTGTTTACTATATTTTTTTCTTCTATTTTTTTTACTTTCTGCTTTAAAATAAGCATGTATTGTGCAAATTTGTTCTTCTAAAATATCCTCTGGTATATTTTGCACTTGAGGTAAATTTTTAACTGCTTTTAAAATTTCTTGAGCAGCATTCACTGTGTGTGATAAAATTACAATTCGATTCCACATGATTCCTTTTTTTAAAAATTTCATATACGCTTCTTTTATATATGTATAAGTTTTTCCTGTTCCTGGAGGACCAGAAACCCATAATGGAAGTTTTCCTTCTTGTTCATCAATTAATTTTTCAATGATTCTAATATCTTTAGGTGTACTTTTTTTAATTAAAATACCATTAAATTGTTTGTTATTCATCTTCTACCTCCTGACTGTGATCAATAGATAAAGCTTCACCTTCCCAAATAATTTTATCGTTTTCATTTTTATTACCTTGAATAGACCAAGACACACAAGATTTTCCCTCCCATTTTCCTCTGTTCTTTTTAGCTTTTAAAATATTAATACATTTCATTACTAGATCAACTCTATCCATATTAAGTCTTTGTTTAGATATCTCTCTTTCAAAACCATCCAATTTAAATTCTATTCTATTATTTTTTTTATCAAAATAAGGCTCACCATATTTAGCTAGTTGTTCTTTACTTGTATAAATACCTCTAGCTTCTAAATAATCTAAAAACATTCTTTTAAATTTAAATTCTTCGTTAGCCTCCTCCACAAAATCTTTTGAGTATTCTCTTGCACTAAATTTAGCCGCCATCATATCTTCATACTCTTTTGCTTTTTGTCTAGGTAACCACGCTTTAGCTTGGTGCATGGCTTTGTCATAAAATACTTTTTGATTCATTAGATCTTCACCGTGAACAGTAATCCTTCTCTTAACAATTTTGTCTTGCTCCGGGACGTTTAAATGAATATAATATCTATTTGCACCGAACTCGACTATTTTTTCAATCATATCGTTTGACACTTGTGTAGTTATAGATTGAAATAATCCTATCCAATTAAATAATTTTTGAATACTTGAGTGAGAGTATCCTGTTATTTCGTGTATTTTATTAATACCAAACTTTCTATCAGTCTTTCTAGAGGAAGTTCCTTTTGATTTTCTTTTTTCTCTTTCATTATCATTTGCTGCTTCACATATTCTATATATAAAATCATCTATCTCACTATCTCCCCAATCACTATGTTTACATAAAATACCAGCTATAGCCGTGCAATATTCATCCCTACCACCCTCTGTTGGATATATGACCACCAAAGCAGAGGCTAATGCAATTTTACCAACGTCTGATAATAGATTACCTTTGTAAGGTTGTATGCTTTGATATGTTTCCCACTCAACGTTTGTTTTTGATTTACTATGTAAAGATCCAGGAACTATCGTATATCTTTCTTTTTCAGCTCTTAATTCACATAGCATAGCACCGTGTGGAAAATTTTTATAATCTTTTTCAAACTCATCAGGTAATCTAAATTGTTTAAAACGAATATTATTTTCATTTGTCCACAAATAGTGACTAGATAAATTACCTGTTCTACCAAATATGGCACTACAATTTTTTATATAATGTGGTATGAAATCTTTTACTATTGGATTGTCTACATCTAAATCAACATCGTGATCTAATCTTAATGCTATTTCTGATTTTTCGTAATCTCTTTTCCACTCTTCTTTTGTAATTTTAAAATCTTTTTGCGTATACTTAGGTATACGAGGCACCCCCTTTACACAAGGGATTATTATTCTATTCAGATTTAACCAATCTTCATACGTTACTGGTGGTTTATTTTTTTCTACCATAAATTAAGATGGGCGGATCCACTCTCGCTTCGCCGCCCACTTCCCAGGAACTGTTAAAGTCTAAAATCTTCTGTTTTTTTAACTTGTGGCTCAGACTCAGGTTTTGTTTGCACCTCACCTTTACCTACGGATTCACTAAAAGATTTAGCCCTTTCATAGATATTTTTATCTTCGACTGGACCAACCATTTTTACATCCCAACCAAACCATGTTCCTTTGTCGTTAGACATCTGAACGGTTGATAGTCTATAAATGTGGCTGTAAGTTGGCGGAGTAAACAATCCATTTTTCCCTTGCATTGTTAAACCAAACATCATTGAATTCCATTTTCTACTAACTTTTAATTGAGTAGACTTCATAGAAATTAAAGCTGTTTGTGGACTTTTACCTGTTACCAATACAAAATGATTAGCAGTATTATCAAGATAATTACCATTTGGTAATCTATCTTTATAGTCTTTACCTCTTTTAGTTTGACTAATAATATCACTGTCTGCCTCGTGAATTGCAACAGGTGCGCCAGTGCTGGTACCTCTGTCCTGCCATTCTATGTATTGTTTTTTGTAGTGACAAGGTATTACATCTATACTATCAAATAGTTCGCTTGTAACACTATTAATTATTTTGCCAGGCTCTGCACCTTCAACATATTTACCATCTCTTTTGTTTACTTCGGGAGACAGTTGACCCAGAATTTTTAAGAAAGGTAACGCAAGATCTTCTTGCGACATATTCTGAGCTCCTTGGTTTGCATCAGCTTCAAACATATTCACAGCTAATGCTCCTTCTTTTTTTGTTGTTACTTGGTTCATGTTACTTGTTCCTTTTTATTGTTGTTTTATTCTCCGAGAACACCCCAA